GGGCCGACGAGGGAATGCTCTGGCTTTATTTCGATTCCGAAGAATGCCTTGGAAGGCCCCTCCGAGACATCGTTTATGTGGAAAGCGAGCCAGTCAAGAGCGAGGAGAAAGAGTAGTGGCGGACATCGGGGACGTGGCGCTCAAGGAAACGGAAGTTCACGACAATGCCGCCCTGTCGGTCCACCGCAGCCGGAACGGCATCGAGACGCCGGAATATCGAGGCACGCGGCGGATCTGCCTGGGCTGCAAAAAGCCGATCCCGGAGAGGCAACTGGTGGCCGAACCGAACGCTGTTAGGTGCGTGCCATGCCAGGCAACTCATGACGAAAAGGAAAAGAGGGGGGAGCAATGGAAACGCTAGGAAACATGGCTATTCTCGAACTGCTCAGCAAGTTCGGCCTTATCGGACTCATCCTCTTTTTGTGGTGGTACGACCAGCGTACACGGGACCGGCAGGATGAGAGACACCGGCAAGGCCTCGCCGCAATACTGGATCGATATGACAAAGACATGATGGAGGTCCGAGGCATGTACGAGCGAAACGCCTCTCTCTGCCGTGACTATGCGGATATATCCAAAGACTACAAGGAGTTGATTATCCTGAATACCCAGGCCATGACCAGACTGACCGACATTATGACTGTCATAAAGGAGCGGATACAATGAGCGAACGCTTGAAACATCTCGGACGCCTGGAGGAACAAAAGCTACGGGCCGAGGAGCTCCGAATCAAGATGCGGGGTCTGATAGAGTCTCAGCGGGAGCATCTGGATCCGTTTGAAAAACACGAGAATCTCGATACGGAGATCATTGCGAGCCAGGCGTTGGAACTTGCCACGATCAAGATCGAATACGTCGGCATCCTGGACGAGATGAAGGCGATCGAGAAGGCATTGGGAAGGCTGTAATGGCATCGGAAATACCCTGGGAGATCCGCGAAGAAGCGGAGGGACTCTACATCATTGACGGCCTCACATTTGAGGCCGTGGCAGCCAAGCTCGATGTTGCCGTCAATACACTAAAAGGCTGGGCAAAAGCTGAGGGGTGGCGGGAGCGCCGTTACGAATACCGCAGCAGCCGCCGACGGATCGAGGAAAAAACGCAAAAACTACGGCTGGCCTTGGTGGATAACGCGATTAACGATCCTGGCAGCCCGTTGGCCGCGTATGCGTTTGCCAGGGTAGAACAACTCATCATCGAAAAACAGAAGAAAAAAGCCACAGTCACGGCGGCAGATGTTGAAAAAATAGCGAAAAAGGGTGGCCTGTCCGATGATGCCGCCGCGCAGATACGGCAAAAAATACTGGGAATCACGGAATAACGTATGCCCGAACATATGAGAGAAAATCGATCAAACCGGACCCCAATGGTGCTCTTGCCATATCAACAGCGGTGGTGTGCCGATCTCTCGCCTGTGAAAGTGGATGAAAAATCCCGCCGTGTCGGGTTGACCTGGGCTGAGGCCGCTGATGATACGCTGCTCGCCTCGCAGACGACCGGAATGGATGTCTGGTATGTCGGCTACAATAAGGACATGGCTCTGGAGTTTATCGAGGACTGCGCCGACTGGGCACGATTCTACAACCTCGCAGCGGCCGAAATCGAGGAGATGGTTATTGATGAAGACGGCCGCGAGATACAGTCATTCCGGATCCGTTTCCCCTCGGGCTGGAAAATAATGGCACTATCATCCCGGCCTGCAAACCTGCGAGGGAAGCAAGGAAAAATTGTAATTGACGAGGCCGCGTTTCACGAAGATCTGGCCGGTCTCCTGAAAGCCGCGATCGCCATGCTTATGTGGGGCGGGCGCGTGGTGATTATATCCACACACAACGGCGACGACAACCCGTTCAACGGCCTGATCAACGACATCCGGGCGGGTAAAAAGCCCTATGCGCTACACCGCACCACCATCGATGACGCACTGGCCGAGGGACTTTACCAGCGCATCTGCCTGCGAAAAGGTGTGGAATGGACCGCCGAAAACGAGGCCGCCTGGCGTGCCTCGCTTATCGAGTACTATGGCGACGATGCCGACGAGGAGCTGCTCTGCATCCCCTCCCAGGGATCCGGGGTCTATCTGACGCGGGCGCTGGTGGAAACGTGTATGTTCTGTGAGATTCCGGTGGTCCGCTACGAGCAGAAGGCGACATTCGCCGAGCTGGCCGACCATATCCGATACGGCGAGGTGAAAGACTGGTGCGAGGAATTTCTCGCGCCGCACCTGGAGGATCTGGATCCGAAACGGCGTTCGTATTTTGGCGAGGACTTCGGGCGCACCGGCGACCTGACCGTCATCACGCCACTGTTGGAGCAGCAGGATGTGACCTATCGCGCGCCGTTTCAGCTCGAGCTGCGGAATATCCCGTTCAAACAGCAGGAGCAGATTTTGTACTACGTTGTCGATCGGCTGCCCCGGTTTTCGCACGGGGCGCTGGACGCGCGCGGCAACGGCCAGTACCTGGCAGAGGTCGCCATGCAGAAATACGGCGCCGCGAGGATCAGCCAGGTCATGCTCTCGGAGAGCTGGTATCGGGAAAACATGCCGCCCCTGAAAGCGGCGTTTGAGGACCGGACGATCGCAATCCCGCGCGACGCGGACACCCTGGACGACTACCGGGCGTTTCGAATGGTCAAGGGTATCGCAAAGATTCCGGACAAGAAAAACGTCGGCACCGACAAAAAACAGCGGCACGGCGACGCGGGCGTCGCCGGCGCCCTGGCATGGTTCGCCACCAGGCAGGAAGGCGGCGGCCCGATAGAATACGAGACCGTCACCGAGCGCCGGGGTCTGACCGGCAGAGGAGCATATTGATGTTACTGGATCAATTCGGGCGACCGATTGCAAAGATGGAGAAACAGCCCGAGCGGCGCGAGATCGCCGTGGCGGCGGTGCGCGACCGCTACAGTTTGTACCCCAGTTCCGGACTCACGCCGGTCAAGCTGGCGGGCATCTTCAGGGAGGCTGACAGCGGCAGTGTCTATCGCCAGGCCGAGCTGTTCGAGGAGATGGAGGAAAAAGACACCCACCTCTTTGCCGAATTCCAGACCCGCAAGAATGCCGTCCTCGGCCTGGATTACGATATCGATCCGTACGACTCCAGCCCTGAAGCTAAAAAGATAGCCGAATTCTGCGCCGACGTCCTGTTCAACCTGCCGTCATTCGAGGAGTCGCAGCTCGATTCCCTGGACGCCATCCCGAAGGGATATTCCATGCAGGAGATCATCTGGGACGTCGTGGGCGGAAAGGCCGTGATTGCCGGGCTCAAGTGGATCCACGCGAAAAAGGCCGTGTTTACCGACTTCGGGAAAGGCATGTGGGAGCCGGCGGTCAAAATTCCCCGAGTCGCCACCGAGGCCGAACCGATCAACGGCGAGGACCTTCCGCCCTTCAAACTCGTCTATCACCGCTACAAGGCCCGATCGGGATACGACACCCGCGCGGGGATCCTCCGCACCTGTGCCTGGATGTACCTGTTCAAAAACTACGGGATCAAGGACTGGGTCGCGTTCGCCGAGGTGTTCGGCATGCCGCTGCGCCTGGGCAAATACGACTCGGGCGCGAGCAAGGACGATAAGGACGCGCTGAAGCTGGCCATCCAGTCCCTGGGCTCCGACGCTGCCGGGATCATATCGAAAAACACGGAGATCGAATTTATCGAGGCCGTCAAGGGCGCGCCGAAAGACAACATATTTGAGAACCTGGCGAACTTCTGCAACCGGGAAATGTCGAAGGCCATCCTCGGCCAGACCGCGACCTCGGAAGGGACGCCCGGCAAACTCGGCGCGGACGACGCGCAGTCCGCGGTCCGTCAGGACCTCATCGAGTCCGACGCGGGTTCCCTGGCAAACACAAACCGGTTCCAGGTCCTGCGCCCGCTGGTCGGCTATAATTTTGGATGGGACAAGCCCCTTCCCTGGTACCGGATTAAGTACGAAAGCCCGGAGGATCTCAAATATCTCTCCGACGTGTACGAAAAACTGCACAAAATCAATTATCCGCTCTCGGCGAAGCACGTATCGGAGCGGTTCGGCGTGCCCCTGCCCGACCCGAAAGACAGGGACGATTTCATCCTCCCGGCGCAGACCGGGCCGGAGGCGTTCAAAACGAACCGCGTGGTCGCCAAAAACCGCCAATTCTCGCCCGAGCAGGAGGCGCTGGAGGGTCTGGTCGCCCGGACGGGCAAAGAGGCGCCTGGGGCCACACAGGGCCTCCTGGAGCCGATTCGTGAACTTATCATGACAGCCGGGTCCCTGACCGAGATCCGCGACGGGATATATGCACTCTATTCCGAGATGGATCCCCGCGCACTGGAGGACCTCGTCGCGAGGGCAATATACACGGCCGACCTGTACGGCAGGGCAACAATTGAGGAGAAAAAGTGAATTTAGACGGCCCGAACATAGTTCTCGAACCGGTCCCGTTCGACGAGGCAATCGAATACTTCGGCGCGCGGATCCCGATGACGGCGGAGCGTTTTGCGGCCCTCTCGACCCAGGCGTTGACCACGGCATTCATGGTCGGGGGCGTCGCCCGGATGGACCTGGTCGAAGGCATCCACGGGGCAGTCCTTTCTGCGATCGAATCGGGTGAGACTCTGGCCGATTTCCGGGGGCGCGTGGACGACCTGTTCGCCGCCCAGGGATTCACGGCGGCCGATAAGGGCCTCGGTGCGTGGAGGATGGAGACGATCTTTCGGACGAACGTCCAGACGGCATACAGCGTCGGCCGATATGAGCAGATGGTCGACATGCAGGAAGAATTTCCATACTGGGAATATGACGCCGTGAACGACGGAAATACCCGTCCCGAGCATGCCGCGCTCGATGGCAAGGTCTTCCCGGCGGACCATCCGTTCTGGGACACATGGTATGTGCCAAATGGTTACAACTGCAGATGCGGCGTGAATCCCGTACACAAATTTGCGGCCGAGGAAGAGGGACTCAAGATTGAGACCGACGACCCGACAGGGAAGCTGATCGAGCCGATCGACGCCGCCGGGAATAAGCTCCCGGCCCGGCCGCTGATGCCGGATCCTGGATTCGCCACGAACCCGGCGAAACAGCCCTGGCAGCCGGATCTCGACAAGTATCCGGCCGGGCTGAGAAAGCAATACGAGCAGGAGGAAAAAAACAGATGAAGCTCTATGCGCTTGTAAAAGAAATCGATGGTGTGCCGACCGAGTTCCAGCTGCTGCAGTTTGGCGAGATATCGCTCGACGGCCGGAAAAACCCGGCCGTATTGGACGAGGCCGGGATGAAGGAAATCATCGCACAGTTCGAATCCCGCGGGAACGACATGGTCATCGACTACGAGCACCAAACACTCGCGGGAACGCAGGCCCCGGCGGCCGGATGGATAAAACGGCTTGTCGATAAGGGCCAGGAGGGATTGTGGGCGGTCGTGGAGTGGACCGACAAGGCGAAGGAATATCTCAAGAATCGGGAATACCGGTATTTTTCGCCGGTCATGTGGATCCACAAGACGACGCACAGGGTCGAGAACATCGAGAATGTCGCCCTGACAAACTATCCGAGGATAAACAACATAAACCCGATCATGGCAAAAATGAACCATGATCACAACGAGGAGGATGATGATATGGACAAAATCAGAGAGATGTTGAAGCTGGCGGCGAAAGCAACCGCCGAGGAAATCGAAGAGGGGGTGGCGCTGCTGGTGCTCAAAAGCGCTGACCAGGAAACGAAACTCGCGGCAGCGCTGGCGACAGCGGAGAACGCGGCGAAGGTCGTCGCCTGCAAGGCTGTGATGACGGCCCTCGGGGCGGACGAGAAGGCAACCGCCGACGATCTCGTCAAGATCATCACGGGCATAAAGGCCCTGGAAACCCCGGCTCAGAAACTGAGCCTGAAGGTCCAGGAACTGGAAGGGATCATCAACGCCGGAGTGACAGAGAACCTCGTCCAGGAGGCCCTCAAAACCGGCCGAACGTCGCCGGCGGAACTGGAGGCGTGGGGTACTGATCTGGCAAAAAACTCGCCGGATCAGTTTAAGAAGATCGTGCTGTCCCGGACGCCGGGAAGCGTGATCCCGCTCGACAAGCTCTCTGTGTCGCACGTAAAGGCCGGAGATCTGCCCGACGAGGTGCAAAAGGAGATCAACAAGCAGATGGGGATCTCCGACGAGACGTTCCAGAAATACGGCCCGAAAAAGGCCGACTGATCAGGGATCAGGGATCAGGGATCAGGGATTAGGGATTAGGGATTAGGGATTAGGGATTAATCCATACCCCTTGATCCTGTAATCCTCAAAAAACACAGGAGGATACATAACATGAAAAGAATATCGAACATGAAGGGGAGCATATGGGTAGTGATGTTCATCGCCCTGCTGCTCATTGGATTCTGCGGCCCGGCCTGGGGAACGGCGCTGTCCGCGGACGTGAAAACCCAGTACACCGACGGGAAGCACATGGTCCTGTCGGTCGATGACGCCGATACCATATACGCCGGGGCGCTGGTAAGTGTCAACGCCGCCGGGTATGCCATCGCCGGGGCCGACACGGCGAGCACGATATTTGTGGGGATCGCCCGCGAGTATGTGGACAATTCCGACGGATCCGACGGTGACGAAACCGTGCTCGTGCAGCGGGCCGGGGTATTTAAAATGCTCCTCGGTACCGCGATAACCATCGCGAATATCGGGGATAATGTCTTCATCGCCGACGACGCGACCGTCGATCTGACGGCGAACGTGACGAATAACATCTACGTCGGGATCATCGCGAAATACATCGACACGACCCACGCCTGGGTAGACATCACTCCGGCGATCCAGCAGGCCGATGTGGCGACGCATATCGCCGACACCTCGGAGGCACACGCCGCGAGCGCTGTGTCGTTACTGGACTCCGGGACCTTTACCGCCACGGCAAATATAGAGACGGCACTCGCGGAGATTTATCAGGGCCTGCTTACGGCCAAGGGAGTTATCCAGATCCCCATGCCGAACATTACCGATGCAGGGGTCGCCTTGGCTGCATTTTCGAACGCCGACGATCCTCTCCCTGGGTTCTGCCTCACGGCCGAAGGACTTGGCGTCCGCTGGAACAATCACGGGACACCGACGGCGGTAGCAGTGAAGGTAATAGTTCCGCCTGATGCGGACATCACTGCCGATATGACGCTCCATATCCTTGCAGCCAAGGTCGGGGCGACGGAGGGGGATGCCACAAAGTTCACAGTCGTGGCATACAACAACGTGGTGGCAGCTCTCTACGATGCAGACGCCGATTTCGGCGGGGATACTGACGCGATGGGAGGCGCCACTGCAACGAAGACGGTGCAGCATGTGACCCTGACGCTGGCATTGGCCAACCTCACTGCCTATCCGGCGGCAATGGAGCTTACCCTCCAGCCCAAGGACGGGACCCTGGGCACCGACGATGTGATCCTGCTGGCAGCATGGATCGAATATAAAAAGAAGATATTAACCAGCTAACGAGGCTTTCCAGTCTACCCCGACGGAACGCCATAACCGCTAACAGAGCATAAGGAGATAATGATATGCTAGTAAATAAAGCATCCATCACCGCGGTTTTCATCTCGCTGAAAACCACATTCAACCAGGCATTCGAGGGCGCGCCCAGTCAGTGGCAGAAGACGGCCATGCTGGTCCCCTCCGGCAGCAGTCAGAGCGATTATGCCTGGCTCTCCCGGTTCCCCAAAATGCGAAAATGGCTGGGCGACAAGGTAATAAAAAGCCTTTCCGCCTTTAACTACAGCGTTGTCAACGATGACTGGGAAGCCACCGTCGCGGTCAAGCGAAACGATATTGAAGACGACACTCTCGGCATTTACGCGCCCCAGGCACAGGAGGCGGGATACTCGGCGAAAAATCTCCCCGATGAGATCGTATCCGACCTGAAGAATGACGCATTCGAAAGCGAGTGCTACGACGGGCAGTATTTTTACGACGACGATCATCCGGTGGGCGAATCAACCGACTCGAACCTGGGCACAGCGGCGCTCTCCGCGGCCACCACGGCGCTTGCCCTTGCAAGCTACGGCGCGGCGCGGCTGGCCATCATGACCATGACCGACGATGAGGGGCGTCCCCTGGGCCTGATCCCCGACGTCCTCGAAGTGCCCCCGGCCCTGGAGGCGACAGGCAGGCTGCTTCTGGAAAATCCGAAGCTGACCGACGAATCTCCGAACCCCTATATCGGCACGGCGGAGCTCGTGGTGAATCCCCGGCTCACCAGTTCCACGGCCTGGTTCCTCCACGTGACGAAGCGGCCCATCAAGCCCTATATCTACCAGGAGCGGAAGAAACCGGTCTTCGTCGAGCAGACAGGCATGGACAATGATGACGTCTTCATGCGCGGGGAGTTCAAGTTCGGTGCCGAGGCGCGAGCCGCCGGCGGTTACGGCCTCTGGCAGATGAGCTACGGCAGCACCGGCGCCGGTTGATAGCTCCGACATGGTGATGCAGTAAACAGCGCGGCCGGCCACGCGCCGGTCGCTTCATTACATTACGGAGGCGCGAGTTATGATCAGAATTAAATGCAAGAGAAAATCGGGTTTCTATCGTGTGGGAATTAAACACGGCCCCGAGTGGACAGAATATCCCGACGGCAGATTTACCCCCGGCGAGATAAAACGCCTGAAGGCGGAGCCGATGCTCGTCGTAGAAACCGTGGCCGAGGAGGATCCGTACGAGGCGATGAACAAGGCGGAAATCCTGGACAAGATCCTGGTGTTTCAGCCGATCGACACGCTGAAAAAGGAGAAGAAGGCCGACCTGATCGAGATGCTGAAGGCCCACGAACAGGCCGCGGTAAAAGCAAAAGCCGACGCGGCCGAGGACTAACCGATGTACGCGACACAGGCCGACATACTGGAGCAGCTGGATGGGGATATCCTCATCCAGCTCACCGATGACGCGGATGCGGGCACTGTTGATGCCGATGTAGTGACACGCGCCATCGCCGACGCGGACGCCGAGGTCGACGGGTACTGCGGCAAACGCTATCCCGTGCCCTTCTCGACCGTCCCTCCGATCATCCGGAAGTTCTCCGTCGATATCGCCATCTACAATCTCTATGCCAGACGCCAGGGCGCGCCGGACGATCGGAAGGACCGCTATAATAATGCACTGAAGTTTCTGACGAATGTCTCAAAGGGTCTCATATCCCTGGGCGAGGATGATCCCGACGCGACGCCGGCAAGCGAGGCTCCGGAAATCGACAGCGAGGACCGGATATTCGACCGCACGACGATGGAGGATTTTTGATGATCGGGATCCGCTGGCTCGTAAAAGACGCCGGAGCGAATGCCGCACTGAAAAAGGCGGCGGCGAAGATGAAAAACCCGGAAGGCGCACTCCGGCAGATGGGCGGCGTACTCCTGCGGTCCATCGCGAAAACATTCGCGGCGGGCGGGCGGCCACAGAAATGGGAGCCCTCAATCCGGGCATCAAAGATAGGCGGGAAAACTCTCCTGAAGACGGCCCGGCTGCTCCGATCAATCACGTTTTCCGTGGGGACACGTACCCTCACCGTGGGGACGAATGTCAAATACGCGCGGATCCACCACCTGGGGGGCGTGATCAAACCGAAATCGGGGAAGGCCCTGAAGGTCAACATCCCCGGTGTGGGCTGGCGGACGCTGAAACAGGTCAGGATCCCGGCGCGGCCGTTTCTTGTCGTCCAGGCTGAGGATACCCGGATATTCAACCGGATCCTGGCGGAGGATGTGACATCATGAATTCATCGATGAAGCCGCTCCTGGCTGCGATTGAAACGGCCCTGCAGACGGGGGTTTCATACATGAGGGACAGCGATATCTATATCGCCGACGATCTCTACCGGCTCCCGAAGGGCGTGCGTTTCCCCGCCGCCGCCATCAAGGACGGCACGGTTTCGGTGCAGGAAACGCCGGGCGGCATGTGGGTGCTCGCCATGAACGTCTCGATCGCGGTTTTTGTGAGGACATACAAAGAGACCGAGGCGATCATGGGGAACGCCGAAACAGAGGCAAAAGGTATCCTCGACTGCGAGGCTGACGTGATCGGCACGCTGTCTGAAAACCTGCTCGGGCTCGCCGGCGTGGTGCTGGCGATCTGGACGGGGTCCGAGGAGTCGGAAAAATTCGAGGACGAAAGGGAAGCCATCCAGATGAAAATCGTCAAAGTTCAATACGAAAAAGAGGAGGACAGGCCATGAATTACAGGCTGAAAAAAGGGCAGGAGAATATCACGATAATGGGCGGTCGCTTCGAGGGGAAGAAATTTCTCCGCGGAGTGGAATACTCGGCCATCCCCCCGGAGGAAAAAGGCCGGTTCGAGAAGGTCCCCGAGCCGAAAACCAAAACAGAGAAAACGGCGACAAAACCGGCCGCCGGAGGAGGTGAAAAATGAGGTCCTTTCAGGCAACACATAACCAGGTGGCCGTCTCGGCCAACATACGCGAAACGGCAATCAATACAGTCGCCACACTGGACACGTCGATGCTTTTCGATCTTGGCAGCGTGATAAATTTGAAGCCGATCCGCCAACCGAATGAAGATGAGGCCACGGGCTACGAAGAGGCCGATCTCATCTATGATCTCGGCGCGAAGACGGAATGGGCGCTGGCGGCATCGCGTGCGCAGCCCCAGCATTTTGCCCTCATTATGGGCTATGGCCTGGGGAGTGTATCCACGGCCGCCCTGGGCGATGGCTACAAGCACACCATCACGCCCATCGACGGGGATCTCGATGACGATCGGTCAAACCCCACCTTTACGGCAGGCATGCGCTACGGCCGGACCGTCATGAAACGCCGGTTTGCCTCGATGGCCATCTCCGATTTCACGGCCAGCTTTTCCAAGGACGACTGGTGCAAGATCAACGCCAACGTTGTCGGATCGGGTCTGGTGGCGGACAACATGACCGAAGAGGTCGTCGCGGCCCTCGACACGGTGACAGAGCTGACCCTGGCCGCAAACGCCGTCGAGGGATCCACGGCGGCGGAACGACTGGCCAATGTACAGCGGATCCGCGTGGAGCTGACGTCGGGAGTCTGGACAGAGGTGGTATATTCGGCGGTCTCCGACGCGGAACCGGCCGTCATCACGATCACAGCCCCCGGCGCGGAAGCGGAGAGCAAAAACTACCGCATCCTCTACATACCCGAAGAGGCGGACTGGCACACATTCCCGGCCCGCGTACAGGAGACGCCGCTGCGCGTGGCGCAGATGACGATCAATATGGGCGGGAAATGGTCGGGGACCGCCTTCGAGGGAGGCCGCGCGATCGATGCTGAGGTAAAAAGCCTCGATTGGAATTTCCAGAATGGAATCACGCCGGAATTCGTGCCAGGCGGCAGCGGCGCATACGCTTCGCTCATGATCCGCCAGGGACGAACCCAGACGCTGACGCTGAACCGGGAGTTCCGCAATTACATCCTCCAGCAGCACATCGATGCGAACGACGAGTTCGGTGTCCATATACAGTGTCTGGGCGGCCTGATGGACGATACCTACTATTACACCGTGGATATCGTTTTCCCCTCCTGCGGCGTCGTCGAGGCCCCCATCAGTGTGGACGGCAAAAGGCTGGCTGAGGCGGGCGACCTGAGAGTGCTGGAGGATGCGACGTACGGCTCGGTGATCTCCTATGTCCAGAACCTGCAGGCTACGTACGCGGCGTAGGGGTGAGGGGTACAGGATTAGGGATTAAGGATTAGGGGACAGATTTATAATCTGTCCCCACCAAAAAAAAGGAGAAAATCATGGCGAGAGAACTGACAAGCGAAAAACTGAAATTGACGTTTTACGACCGTCTTTCCGATTCCAACCTGGAGTTGTTTTATCGTCTCCCGACAACGGAAGAGCAGATAAAGTACGACAACTCGCTGATGACGCGGAATCGCAACAAGGTCAGTACCGCCATCGGCGAGGCCCGGATGAAATTCGGGGCAAAGATACTCACCGGGATCGGAGACAACTCCTTTGTTCACGAGAAGGAGGGAAAAGTGGTTCCCCTCCATTCGCGCGAGGATTCCGATCATTACGAGGCCGACTGGAAAGAGATAGTTGTCCGCCTCGCGCCGGACGTGGTCTCAAAGCTGGGTTTTGTCGTGTTTGAAGGGTCCCTGGAGCGAGCCGACGACACGGAGGACCCTACCTAGCGGACCTGGAGCGCATCTACGGGGAGGGGATCTGTGATGAACGGGACCGGGCAAAGTGCGAGGCGGAATGTGGAACAGGGGCGGGACTGGAGTGGGCATGCGCCCAGTGCGGGAAGATACCCTGGGCGGATATCCATCCGTACACAAAGCGGATCATGCGCCTGCGCCATCTGCGCCTCGCCGGGTATGATCTGATGACGCTCAATATCGAGCCAGGTGGGTGGGAAGATCTCGGTACCTTGGAAGAACACGAGCGGCGCGCCGCGGCAGGCCGGCCGCGGCCGGTATATATTGTGAGATTGAAGGAATGAACAGTAACAAAATACAAATCCAGCTGATCGTCGACGACAAAGGATCCGTCGCCGTCAAGCAGTTCGGCAAGACATCGGAGCAGACCTTCAAAAAGTCGAAGGGGCACGCCCTCGCGTACAGTGCGGCGGCGGCGGCGGCACTGTACGGGGTCGCGAAAGCCCTCGGCGCGGCCTCGCGCATGGCAAAGGAATATGTCGCCCTGGCCAACGTCCAGGAGGCGGCGGAGCAGAACCTGGCGGCGGTCATCAAGGCCACGGGTGGGGCCGCCGGGTACAATCTGGATCAGCTTAAAAAAATGGCGTCGGGGATGCAAACCGTGACGACCGTCGGCGATGAAGTCATCCTCAACGGCATGGCGATGCTGGGCACCTTCAAGCAGATCCGGGGCGAGGGGTTCGAGCGGGCCACAAAGGCCGCCCTCGATATGGCCCAGGTCCTGGGCACGGATATGAAATCGTCTGTGGTGATGATCGGCAAGGCGCTCAATGATCCGATCACCAACCTGTCCGCCATGACCCGCGCGGGGGTACAGTTCACCGAGACCCAGAAAGACATGATAAAGACGCTTTGGAAGGCCGGAGACGCGGCCGGGGCGCAGAACATCATCCTCAAGGAGCTGGAAGGCCAGATGGGAGGGGCTGCCGAGGCTGCGGCGAAGACATTCGGCGGGGCGGTTGAAGCATCGACCAACGATCTGGGAGACATGAAAGAGGAACTGGGTTTTGTCATCACGAAAAACCAGTTCATGATCGAGCTGGTCAAGCTGGCCGGGCAGCAGTTCAGGCAGATGGGGCAGTATGTCCAGGAGAACCGGCAACATCTCATGGAGCTGGTGAAGTCGGGGATCCTCGGGCTGGTCGACGGCATCATAAAAACAATCGAGGTCATGCGCTTTTTCCATAACGCCTGGCTCGGCATCAAGCTGGTCGGGACGGCGGCGATAGATAGTCTGAAAGCTGCTATTGGCTCATTGGGCGTAGCCTTTTACGCCATTTTGGAAACTATTGTGAAGGGCTACCGCATGATTTTTGAGCAGTTAGAGCGGTTGCCTATCATCGGAGAAAAGTTTGCGGGCATAACAAGCCATTTAGAAACTATAGAGAGCGGCTTTAGAGGAGCGAAAGAGGGCTGTATAGATTTTGCTAAATCTTCTTTTGATGTGACAAAGAGTGTCGCCGCCGACATCGAAAAAACGAATAAAACCTATGACACGGTCATCGGCACGGTCGAGGGGTGGAAAAAGAAGATCGCCGAGATCCCGGTCGCGCAGGTGAAAGCATCGGAAGCGGTCGTCAAGGCCGTGGGCTCGCAGGTCGAAACGGTGACTACGCTTACAAGGGCCGAAGTTAAGGCCGCCGAGAAAGCCGCAAAAGAAAAGATCAAAGCCGCCAAGGACTTTGCCAAGGAATCCACCCGGATCTATGAACGGCTGGTCGATGACGTCAGCAAAAACGCCCTGAGCGAATATCAATACAAGGACAAGCTCCTCGATAAGCAGTACTCGGAATACAAAAGACACCTCGTATCACTGGGGAAGGAAAACGCCACCTATGCCGACGGGGTGAACCTCCTCGACAAATGGCTGGCGGGCGAAAAACGGAAACTCCGGGATGATGAAGTGCGCAAGCACGGATCCGTCGTGGATCGGCTGACCCTGGATTGGAAAGAATATCAGCGGGAGGGCATCGACGCGAACCGGATAATGTACGACGCGATCAACGCCGGGGCGATGGAGTTGGAGAGCCAGCTTTCCGACAACTTCTTTAATATCCTTACCGGGAACATGGACAAGGTCAAGCTCGATTGGGATTCAATGTGGAGCGCAATGGCCCGGTCCGTCGCTGATCATATGGCGCGCATAGCGACTGAGATGGCGGTAAACACTGCGGTAAAAGCCGTATCCACTGGTATGGACTGGCTTGGCACGGCGCTGGGCTGGTGGGAAACCGGATCATGGTTGATCAAGAAACAGCAGATGGCGGTCCTGCATCCCGGCGAGATGGTGATCCCGGCGGACGTGGCGGAGCAGGTTCGGAGTGGAATCGGTGGGCCTTCGATGGGGTCACAGTCGGCGCTGGGGGAGGGATTCCCTGCCACTGTAACTGGATATGAGGCTGAAGTTGATGCCGCTGTGATGGGTTCATTACAACAATCGGGAAGGTCTATGCTTGCCATGACGGTCGCGAATGCTGTAATGACCGGGGCATTTGCCGTTAATCCAATGGGGTTTGCTGTTGCGATCGGGAAAGCCATGATTACTGGGATTCTAGCCGAACAAGTAATGGAAGCCTTCAAAGGACTTGAAGACGTGATGCCCGCGGGTTTCGGTGGTTTTTCTGGTTTTGGAGACTCCGGGTCTTTAGCCGGAGTTAGTGCCGACAGCATGATGGGTGTCAGTATCAGTGGTATGGCCGGCGAAGATGGCGGTGGTTGGAAATGTGGCGGCATCTCCTACGGTCCCTTGTCCGGGCACGACGAGAAACTGCATGGCATTGAGGCCGTCGTCCCACTGCCAAACGGGCGCACGATACCCGTCGAAATGACTGGAGGAGCCGATTCGCCGGAATTGCTTGCCGAGTTCAAAAAGCTCCGCGCGGATCTGCAGGCCCAAAGTTTCGCAGGCAATCGTAATACGTTAAAAATGGCGAAGATATTGGATAAGTTTGATAACGACGGCCTCCCCGCGGAGAGAACATGAAAATCATAATCCCGACAACGATCACTGACGCGATGCTTGTCTCATCCGATGTTGCTGAGGACGATTACGACGAATTTGCAATGGGTACGGCCTACGACCCCGGCGATTACGTCATGGATACGACGGGCGTCGAGATCCTGACCCTCGATGTGGCTCCGGCCACCGACTGGGCGGCCGGGGATCTGCTTACCGGCCAGACCAGTGCAGAAACCTGCCGGGCCGTCGCGAAGCTCACCGACCTGACCTATCAGGTGCGTGAGCGGAGCGATGATTTTACGCTGGGCGAGATCATCGGCGTGACCGGGAACGGAGACAAACTGGCGGATCAGGGCGCCGCTCATCCCACGATTACCGTGGCCACCGACAAGGTCCATAAAATCTATGAGGCCCTCACCCAGGGGGCTGTCGAGACCCTGACCCTCGATGTGGCCCCCGCCACGGCATGGATAGCGGGGCGGACCATTACCGGCCAGACGAGCGGCAAAACCTGCCTCATCGTCTCAAAACTGACCGATCTCACTTACCAGATCAAATCACGCAGCGGGGCCTTTACACTGGGCGAAATCATCGGCGTTACCGGTATATCCGCGGAGCTGGCAGACCAGGGCGCCGCCCACCCAACCGTGGCGACCGCCTCCAATACGGGCAATTATCCGCCGACTGATCTGCTGCGGGACACTCCCCTCTGGTGGTCGAAAATCAGCTCGACGAACCGCTGGAAGGTATTTGACAACATCGTCGGCTCGCAGACGGAGCAGGCCGATCTGATCAGCATTTCCATCACGCCGGGAATGATCGAGGCCATAGCGTTTCTCAATCTCGACGCCTCATCAATCACCGTCACCATGACCGATCCGGTCGAGGGCGAGGTATATAACGAGACGATCAACCTTGTCATGACCGACAGCCGGGGCATCAGCCTGATCTATGACTGGTATTCCTACTTTTTCGGGACCTCCCCGAAAACGACGGACGCGGTGAAGCTGGACCTCTCCCCCTATCCATCCGCCACGGTTGCCATTGCGATCAGCAACCCGGATCTGACGGCAAAGGTAGGCGGGATTGTTGTCGGCCAGGCCGGGGATCTGGGTGTTTCCAGGTACGGCACCATCCTGTCCATTACGGACTATTCGACCAAATCAGCCGATGCGGACGGTAATTTATCAATCGAGGAGAAGGCCTACTCAAAGCGTATGTCGGTACCGATGCGGCTCAGTAACTCGGTACGCGACGAGGTTTTCCGCGTGCTGGCGCAGTATCGAGCCACGGCCCTGGTCTGGGTCAACAGCGAGGACTATGCGTCGGAGATCATATTCGGGTTTTATAAGGATTTCTCGATCGTTGTGAAATATCTTACGTACAGTGATTGCGAAATCGAAATTGAAGGTCTGACATAAGGAGAAAGATCATGCCTATTACAACATTACCGGAAGCCCCAAGCCGCAGCACTCCGGCCACGTTCTCGGATCTGGCGGATGCCCTTCTGGGTGCCCTGGAGACGTTCGTCACTGAGGCCAACGCCCTCGAGACAAACGTCAACGCGAAAGAGGTGCTGGCTGTGGCAGCCGCCGTGGCAGCGGAGGCCTCGGAGGCCGTGGCAATGGCTGCAGCAAATTACGTCGGCCCCTGGGCAGATCAGGTCGGAGCGGCGGCGGTGCCCTATGCCGTGTCGCATCTCGATCAATACTGGCAGCTCTCTGAGAACCTGGCCGACGTCACGGCCAAAACACCGGGGACGGACGCGGAATGGATTAGAATAGGGTGGACGGTCAAGACGATGCAGGAGGCCGTATACGCGGCCGACGCTGAGGCCTCAGACACCTACGTTATCACGCTTTCCCCGGTCCCGGCGGCTTATTTTGCAGGCATGATGATCACGTTTAAAGCCAACACCGCAAATACCGGCGCCTGCACAATCGATGTTAATGAGCTTGGGGCGAAGTCTATCAAAAAACAGCTGGACCAGTCCCTCGCCGATGGAGATATAAAAGCGGGCCAATTAGTGGCCCTGATCTATGACGGGACGAATTTTCAGATGTTGAGTCAACTCGGAGCCGAAACGGCCACCCTCGCCATCGGCTCTGTCGGTGGCGGAGCGCAAGCGCTCGACCTTTCCCGTGCCCGGAACTTCACCATGACCATCGACACCGCTGAAACTACAATTTCTTTCACGAATCCACCGGCCTCTCCGACCCTCTGTGTGTTTTCCTTATGGATGACCAATCTCGGGAGTCAGACAACCAACTGGCCCGCAGCCCTCCACACCGCCACCGGGGGGGCGTTACCAACCCCGACTGCCAGCGGCATAGACCTGTGGGTAGTTGCGACTACAAATGGCGGCACATCGTATACCCTGATTGGATATGTGCTCGACTTCCAGGCGGCGGCGTAATGGATGCGCTCCAGATGATGATGGCGGCTGCAGGTGAAATAACCTGGGAAAATTGGGACGAGCTTTCAGAGTCCGGGCTTGCAAGTGATGACATATTTGTCTGCCTTATGAGCAACGTAAATGCCGGTGGCGATGAAACGGGCGAAGGTGGCGGTCTGACTGGAGCAGACCTTGTGTTGACCGAAGCTGGAACCCTTGCAGGAGCGACTGGTGCCCCGCCTACACGAGACTTTGACGGGACTGATGATGTTCTAAGTATGACCACGGCTGCGGCTGATGCGCTCTTTGGCAATGCAAACAACACTTGGACAATAATTCTCAAAGTTACGAACCTTGATTTGGTTACTCAGGACATCTTTTGGAAGTTTGATAATTCAGGAGCGACCGAGAATATATATTGCATCCAACAGGCGGATAAAATACCCGACTTTACCATTGAACAGGATAATGTAATTGAAATCGAAACTGAAACCGATGCGCTCCAGGCCGCAACAACATATTATATTTGCTTGTGGACAGATGGGACGGTTGCAAGGTGTGGGTATTCGACAACCAAGCCAACTAAATGGTCGGATTTTGCTGCCGGGAAGAGGTCTGAGTTTAGCACAAATACGGGCGCGTTTTCTGGTGAAACCTTCGACGCTAACTCTTCGCTAATGGGGCTTTCTGCTGCTGGTTTTTGTGGTGGTGAACTGTATTATGTAGTGATAGCAAAAACCTGTCTTATAGACAACGATTCATAGGAGGGTACTATGGAAGATGTAGTTATAAGAGAAAACGAAAAAGTGGCGTACAGGGGAAATCTGCCGGCAGTATTCAAGAACAGCAATATGAACTGCCTTGCTCTTGATAAATGCTCGTCTGAATCCAGACTTAAAAAGGGTATTTATCCTCTTAAAGTGGTGAAGCCTGACTACAATTCCACCACGCACAGAATTAATGACTTCATCGATGAAGTTGTAGACGATGTTAATATCCAGACCTTTATCGTCAGGCCACTCACACAGGAGGAGCTGGACAAGAGAACGGTGCTGGAATACAGACAGAAAATCGAAGCGGAAAAAGAAATTATGGCAATCAAGAGCCTTATTGCCAAGGGCGAACTGCCGGAGGATTATGGCACCCTAGCATAGGAAGCGGACAGTATTCCTTGGAGATGCGACCTCCAAAAACCCCGTAGAGATCACGGGACGGGATGACCCGCTACCATCCGCACACCCAGACAGCGGAAAACATAGCAGGGTTACTTCCCAAAAGCAACTGGGAGGCAAAGCATGAACAGTCCATTGGCGTACATAGGAGGAAAATCAAGGCTATCTGAAGCGATTATTAAAATGATACCCGAACATCAGGCATATTGCGAGGTGTTCGCCGGTGGAGGGTGGGTATTCTTCAGAAAAGAACCATCTAAATACGAGACAATTAATGATTTTGACAGCGACCTGGTTACCTTTTACAGGGTGCTGCAAAATCACCTTGAAGAATTTTTAACGCAGTTCAAGTGGTTGCTTTCATCGAGGGAGTGGTTCGAAGATTGGAAGCGTCAACAGGAAGCGGGCGGTCTGACAGATATCCAGCGGGCGGCAAGGTATTACTATTTACAACGGCACTCATTTGGCGGACGCGTGCGTAATCGGACGTTTGGTGTAGGTCAACTATAACTGCCCAGAATCAACCTCCTGCGGATCGAGGAGGAGCTCTCGGCGGTTCACCTCCGACTGGCCAGGGTGACAATAGAAAACCTTCCCTGGCAGAAGTTCATGACACGTTACGATCGGCCGCAGACATTCTTTTATTTAGATCCTCCATACTGGAAAGCGCCGGTTTATCAGCACAACCTGGAGTTGAAAGATTATCAGGAGATGGCGATTATTTTATCTGGGGTTGAGGGTAAGTTCATATTGAGCATTAACGACCTTCCGGAGATCCGGGAGATTTTTGGGACATTCAATATCAAACCCGTAACCTTAAAATACACCGTTGCAAAGGAAAAATCCACAGTAGGGAAAGAGCTTTTGGTGAGCAATTTTTGAGCGGGTTCTGATGTGGTTGTTATAGGTTTTTAGCCTGGCGAATCGAGAAATTGAGATTCGACAGGGTTTTTGCGCCCTAACGGCGATGGTACTATATTATCTGAGTTTATCTGCAAAATATTCTGAGATTGTTTGTTCAACTATACAGGGAGTTGCGATAAATTGCAATCCCCTTTTTTTGTGACTATGTAGTCATTTTTTAGTCATTTTTTGGCGATACCTTATAATGGTAATAGAGTTAACTATTTAGACGGTGGATCGGTTTGACAACGCGGACAGGAATCACACCTTTCTTCCTGAAACAAACAGATCTCCATCTTTGATGAGGAGGCTAGACTTCAATCGTTAATAGACCCTTATGCCCATATCATAGTGCTACTCCTTGTAGTCATTTTTCAGTAATATTTATAATCAAAAATGAATTGCATCGCAATTATTAGACGAGTGAGTATGTATTTGGTCATGTAGCTTTTGGGCTAAAAATATGTTTTGGACTTTTTTAAGGCGGAGAAGATGGATATGGAAAAGCTGTGGACAAAAGATTTTGTCACGGTGTCCATGATTAATTTCTTAGTGTTTTTAGTACATTTTTTATTGATGGTTATTATCGCTTTTTATGCCATCGATAAATTTCATGCTACTACGAGCGTAGCAGGACTTGTTGCGAGTATCTTTATTATTGGAGTTTTAATCGGTCGATTCACGACCGGTTATTTTATTGAAGATATCGGAAGCAAGAGAGTTTTAATTGTTGGCACAATATTTTTTATTACCACCGTAGTATTATATTTTGCGGCAATCACTTTGCCGCTATTGATCATCATAAGACTTTTGCATGGGATGGCTCATGGGGTAGCCAGCACAGCCACGGGAACAATAGTCGCCAAGATTGTTCCTGCCAGGAAACGCGGCGAAGGCATCGGCTACTATGGCATGAGTATCATATTGGCATTGGCCTTAGGTCCTTTTATGGGAATCCTTTTACTTCAGCATGTCGATTTCAAGATGATTTTTCTTGTGAACTCGATATTAGCTGTTATCGGTTTTTTTATATCTTTTGTTGTTCATGAGCCGGCCCGTAATTTGCCCGAACAGAAT